AGCAGTAATGCCAAAAATGTCAGAGCAGGATATTCAAAGCGCAATCACGACAGCTATAGAATCAGCTATTGACTATGTTGATTCAGATATAGCGTTTCAGCGTGAACGCGCACAAAGTTACTTTGATGGTAATGTTGATTTAGAGCATGAAGAAGGTCGTTCACGGGTAGTTTCTACTAAGGTTCGTGATGTTGTTCGTGGCGCTAAACCTAGCCTAATGCGTATTTTCATGGCTAACAATAAGTTCGTGGAATTTACACCAAAAGGGCCAGAAGATGTGGCTAACGCAGAGCAAGCTACAGCCTACTGTCACTGGGTATTCAACAAGGTTGGTGGTTACAATGTACTAAGTAACGCCATACACGATTCTTTAGTTAAAAAGGTTGGTCTGGTTAAAGTCTGGTGGAATACTGAGACTATTGCCAAAAACTATACTTATGAAAACTTGTCAGACCAAGAAGTTCAAGTGCTTGTCAATAAAGAAGGTGTTGAAGTTGTAGAACATCGACAAGACATTGAAATGGAAATGGACGAATTTGGCATTGATATTGAGCGAAATGTACACAGCATGACCATCACTCACAAATATGAAGAAGGTGAGATGGTTATTGAAGGTATACCGCCAGAAGAGTTTTTCATTGATGGTTCAGCCAAGTCGATTGATGATGCGTATATTTGCTGCCACAGAAGCGAGAAACGTGCTGGTGACTTAATTGCAATGGGATTTGATCCAGACGTTGTTGAGAATCTAAGCGGAACAGATGAAGATACGTTAATCGGTAGTGTAGAAAAGATACAGCGATTTGGTCAATCAATCCAAGACGATGAACAAGTTGATAATGACCCATCAATGCGGTTAGTTTTGGTGACAGAAGCCTATATGCGAATTGATGCAGAAGGTGATGGTATACCTACTTTGCATAAATTTGTTTGTGGTGGTACTGATTACGAAGTATTAGAAATGGAGCCTTGGGATAAAGTTCCTTTTGCTGATTTCCACGTTGACCCAGAGCCACACGCTTTTTATGGTCGTTCACTAGCTGAATTAGTTATAAATGACCAAGACACCACAACTAGCGTACTACGCGGAATACTAGATAACGTAGCATTGGTAAACACACCACGACTTGAAGTTAATGAAGATATGGTGGAAATGGACGATGTGCTTAATAACGAGATTGGCGCAATCATTCGTAGTGAACAGATTGGCTCTGTTAATCCGTTAACGGTTCCATTTGTAGCTGGTTCTACTCTTCCAGCGTTACAGTACCTAGATATGCTGGTTGAAGAGAAAACAGGCATTAGTAAAATGAGCATGGGATTAAACCCTGATATGCTACAAAATACCTCAGCCACAGCAGCCGCATTAACTGCACAAGCTGGTGCTGGTCAGGTCGAAGTAATGGCTAGGAACCTTGCAGAAGGTGCAAAGCGGTTATTCCAGCTAATGCTACACGTTGCTATTAAAAACTCCCCAGACGAGCAAATGATGCGTTTAAACGGGCAATTCGTACCTGTTGATCCTGCTGTTTGGGATAGTTCAATGGATATGGAGATTAATGTCGGTTTAGGCACTGGTCAAGAAGATGCTAAAGCAGCCGCATTGATGCAGACTTTCCAAACTCAACAGCAGATTTGGCAGACATACGGGCCACAAAACGGCTTAGTTTCAATGACGCAAATGCGTAATACTTTAGCAGATACGTTAGAGTTAAGTGGGTTTAACAATGTAGACCGCTATTACGCACCTATGAATCCAGAGATTGAACAGCAGATTATGGCTCAGATGCAGGAGCAAGCTGCACAAGAGGCTCAAATGTCTGGTGAGCAGGGCGACCCAATGGCGCAAGCATTAATCCAAGCTGAACAGATTAAAGCGCAGGCTAGTATGCAGGGCCAGCAAATGAAGATGCAGGGCAAGATGCAAGCTGACCAGATCAAAATGCAGGCTGATATGCAGGTTAAAGCGGCTCAGATGCAGTCTAAGCAAGGTCAAGAATTGGCTGAGTTACAACTCAAGTATCGTGAATTGCAATCATCTAATGACCTAGAACGCGACCAGATGAACCAAGACTTGCTTGTGGAAGCTGCTAAGATTCTAGGGCAGTATGGAACAGCAGTTGACGTTGAACGTGTGAAAATGATGCAGAATGCTCCAAGGGATGAAATGGGCAATATGCTATGATCCTAAAAGAGCAAGCAGAATATTTACTCAAAGATGATACATTTACGACAGTATTTGATATAATCCGACAAGAACAGGTAAAAAAGTTCTTTAAATCTAGCAAATCCGATACGGAAACTAGAGAAGATGCTTATGCAATGTCGCAGGCATTAAACCAGTTTGAAAATATACTCAAAAGTGCAATCACTAATGAGGCTATGAAAGAACGCAAAAAATAGGATAGCACCGTGGAAACGACTACCCCAGTTAGCATTGAAAGTGCAGCAGAAGCGTTAATGGCTCCAATGGAGTTAGAAACAACCGAAACAGAAACAGCAGAGGCAGAAGTTGCAGAAGTTGTGGATGAAGAGGTTGAAGAAGAATCAGAGTTGGAAACTGACGATGATGCGGAATACGCAGAATTAGAAGATGAAGATGATGATGAAGAATATGAAGCATCGGAAGAACAGGAAGCCGATCAAGTTGAGCCTAATACTTACTCCATTAAAGTTGATGGGGAAAATGTAGAAGTAACTCTGGATGATCTAAAGCGTGACTATTCAGGCCAGCAATATATTCAAAAAGGCATGAAGCAAGCAGCAGAGGCGCGAAAGCAAGCGGAAGAAGCCTATAATGGCCTTAACCAACAGCGTGAGCAACTTAATCAGCTAATGCAACAGGTGAATCAGCAAGGTGTTATGACACAGCCTATTCCACCCGCGAAAGAGTTATTGCAAAGTGACCCATTAGGGTACATTGAAGCAGACGCTACTTATCGTGAAGATATGGGTAAGTTTCAAGCACAACAGCAGCAATTAGATCAGCAAAATCAGGCAATGCAGCAAGCGCAAGGACAGGCTAAACAAGTCCACTTGCAGGAGCAAATGTCAGAACTACAGCGAGCTATTCCAGAATTTGGGGACGCTAAAAAAGCACCTAAAATGAAGGAAAAGTTAGTTAAGCAAGGTATAGCCGCAGGATACACTGCCGAAGAAATCGGTGGAATTGTAGACCATAGGGCAATGCTAGTTCTGCACAAAGCAATGCTATACGATCAAATGCTAGAAGGGAATGGTGACGTACAAGCCAAGCTCAAGAAAGCTAGACCGTTAATGAAAGCTGGTGCTAAAAAGCAACCTGATAGTATGGCTAAGAAACGCAGCAAGCAAATGTCTCAGTTGAAGAAATCAGGCAGCATACACGATGCAGCCGCATTATTGTTTGAAAGTTAAACTTAAATCATTTAGGAAGAATTATCATGGCACAGCCCACTAACACATTTGACACATACGATACCAAAGGTATTCGTGAAGATTTATCTAACGTAATCTATGACGTATCACCAGAAGAAACTCCATTACTTAGTTCTATTGCTAAAGTAAAGGCAACTAACACTCTACATGAGTGGCAGACTAACGCACTACGCGCAGCAGCTAACAACCATCACGTTGAAGGTTCTGACACTGGCGCTGAGGCTGTAACTGCAACTTCTCGTTTGGGTAACTACACTCAAATCTTCAAAAATTCTGTAATCACCTCTGGCACTAACGACACTGTTGAAGCTGCTGGTCGCGGTAACTCAGAAATGTCATACAACATTGTTCGTGTAGCTACTGAGCAGAAGTTGGATATGGAAAAGGCATTGTTTGAAAACGTAGCTCGCGTAGCTGGTAACGCTACTACAGCCCGTAAACTAGCTGGTCTTGGTGCTTGGGTTAAGAGCAACGTAACCAACATTGGCGCTAACGGTGCTAACCCTACTGGTGACGGTACTGACACTCGTACTAACGGTACACAGTCTGTATTCAACCAAACCAAATTTGATGCTTGTATGCAAAGCGTTTGGGAAAAGGGCGGCAAGCCTGATACAGTTTATCTATCAGCTTTCCAAATGGGTAAGGCTCTTGGATTTGACGGTAACAACAACCAACGCCAGAATGGTGCGGTTGGTCAAGTAAACAACAACATTGCTGTATATTTGACACCTTGGGGAAGCGTTTCCTTCCAGCCTTGTCGTGAAAACCGTTCGCGTGATGTTTGGATTATCGAAAAGGACAAGCTAGCTTTGGCTACTCTACGTCCAATGAAGAATGAAGCCCTAGCCAAAACTGGCGACAACGAGCATCGTCAAGTAGTTGGCGAATGTACTTTGGTTGTTCGTTCAGAAGTTGCTTTAGGCTTGATTGCTGACTGTACCACTAGCTAAACAGCATTGTGATACAATAAGGGGGTGCTACGGCATCCCTTTTTTTATGGAGAAAATAAAATGGCTAAAATATCAGAACAATGGCATAAAGACGGTGATAAGCTAATCCACGTTAAGCAGCAGGACTATAGTTCATCATTAAACCAAGCAGAAGCTATGCGGCAAAACGGTAACGCTCATTTTGGCGAATCTGTTTGTGTTGGCGTTATAGACCAAGCATTAATGGGTGAGTGGCTAAAAGAAGCTGGTGTTAGTTGGGATGATCCAGCCGCACAAGACGTAGTTAAGCGTAAAATGCTATCAGGTGAGTTTGATAAGCTACGGGTTTGGGAGGGTAATTACTAATGGATTATTTTACAGAAGATGAATTAAAATGCAGCCATACTGGTGAGTGTAAGATGGATGATTCTTTTATGTATAAGATCAATACCATTCGTAAGGTGTGTGACTTCCCGTTTACGGTGACTTCTGCTTACAGACACCCTACTCACCCCATTGAAGCTAAAAAGGCTAAGGCAGGCTCACACGCGTCTGGAAGGGCTATCGACATTGCTGTACGCGGTGACAAGGCTCACAAACTGATTGAAGTGGCACTAGCTTATGGCATTACAGGTATAGGCGTTGCTCAGAAGGGTGGTTCAAGATTTATTCACCTAGATGATTTAGACAAAGCCAGTGGTTATTCTAGGCCAACCGTTTGGAGTTACTAAATGAGTTTTCTAAGTTTCTTAAATCCAATCGCCAGTTTAGGTAGCACATACCTAGAAGGTAAGAACCAAGTGGCTAAGGCCAAATCTGAGGCTGCTGTGGTGTCGATTAAGGCAGAGGCAGACGTTAAGGTGGCTGGCGCAAAAGCTGCTCACAAACTAGCTAATGACGGTCAGACGCAGGACTTCAATTTAGACCTAGTTGCAATGCAACAGATGGATAAGTCATTTTTAGATGAAATAATGATTGCTTTGCTTCTGGTTCCTATTGCAGCGTCATTTCTGGGCTATCAAGAAGAAGTTTCAGCAGCATTTGAATCATTCTCTGCTATGCCTGATTGGTATCAATACCTAGTATTGGGTGTGTATATCGTGAAGTTCGGTATGCGTGGATTGCTCACCAAACTAATGTCTGGCAAGCTAGGTGGGATTAAGTTGAAATAGATTCTATTTTGGCTTTTATAGCGGCAGATTTAGTTTCGTAATACTTGCTAAATTTGCTGCCACCTTTGACCGCATCATCATAAGCTGCCATTTCAATCTTTAGCTGGTTAATTTGTTGCGCTTGCGCTAGTTTTTGTTTCAAAGTCATTGTTTAATGCCTGATCAATTAGTTGTTGTTTCTTTTTGGTTATCCTAGTGTGCAGATCGTTAGCATCTGCGGCAGCTACACAAGATGATTGTGACCTACCTAGAAGTTTGGCGCAGTCTTTATACGATAATCCAATGGCTCGCAATTCTACCAGATTAGTTAACTCAGTTGTTTTCCAATAAATAGTTTGCCGTGAAACTGTCTTAGTCTTTGGCTGCATCTTTCCACTTGAAAAATTAAATGCTAGTTTTGGTTTAAATACAATGCTCATTCGTTATCCCTACCTATGTAATGATTCCGTTCAGCGTACAATACGCCATGATGTGTGTAGCCGATTAAACGGCCTATTTTCCTTGCGCTGTAGCCCATGTTCCTAAAGTTAATAATCGTGTTTAATGGTATTTTGACCTTGTGTTGCAACTTGGACTTTAAACCCATCTTATTAGCTTTGATACGCACAGCGTTTGGTGACTTATTGAGCAGTGACGATAAAGCCGCTACTGGCAGCTTACCGTACTGTTCTTTAAGTAGTTTGGTTTGGGTGTAGCTCCAAATCATTTATCCTTACCTGTA